GAGGATTCTATCGATGAACTACCTAGATGACATACAAGCAATGATAGAAGGTGTAGATTTTGGTGATGTTATGGTAACTGTTAAGCGTCACACTAAAAAAACTCACCAAATAATAGTTCACGCTTACGAGTCACACAAACCCAGAGACAATGCTCAAGCTGCTGCAATTATTATGCAGATAATAAAAGATGCCTATGAGAATAAGTTCTCTGGTTCTGTATCTTTTACAGTAGTTTTTAATAAGGGAAAAGTATCTCGTCTTATAAAGCAAGATAACACGCAGTTAGATTACAAGGATATTGACGGTAAAAGCAAATAATTTTATAGTTAAGATAATCATAGGAGAGGGACTCCACGATTCTAACTAAAGGAGAATTATGGATATAAAAAAAATAAGCGAAGAATATCGCACAGATAAAGAAAACATACAAACTATAGTCGATACATTCGATGAAAAAGAATCAATGCTTATTTCTAAAGTAGAAGATTCAATGTCATTTAAATCAAAAGTAACCGATAGTAGACTTTCAACTATTATTTGGGAACGTGCAGGTCGAGTAATGGGACAACTACCTAGCGGTATTGTTCGTGCTCTATCTATCAAAGATAAAGGCAAATCAATGTTGATGGATATTATCTTACAAAGATACATCCAACCAAATGCCAATGCTCAATTTACCCACCTTACTAAGTTAAGAATGTGGGACTTATACTCAATGGTTTATGGTGTGATGCCAATGATGTACGACTATCGTATTGATGACGAATATGTCGGACCAGACTCTTGGTTAATTCCTATTCGTAACTGGATACCACAACGAGGTAAATTATCTATTCAAGATTCAGACTATAACCACGTAGAAACTTACGTATCTGTTAGATGGTTAGAAGGTAAAGTTAAAGCTAAAGTAGGTGACTGGGACAAACCAGCACTAAAATATATTATTAAATCTGCTAAGGAAGGCTCTAGAGCACAAAAAGAATCACGTGACGAATCTTATGTAGAGAATGACAGAAACCAAGACTTCGAAGGAAGTAAGGGTAAAGCATCTCAAGTTAAGATAGTTACTCGTTATGAAGCAGGTGAAGACGGACGATGGGTAATGTTCTGCCCAGATTATGACGATAAAGTAATCCGAGACATACCTAACCCTCATAAAAACGGTAAAATCCCTATTGTTTTAAAGTATTGCTTCCCATTAGTAGACTCAATTTATGGTTTAGGTGACTTTGAACGTGGAAAAACCCTACAATATGCTATGGATTCCTTGATTAACCTATACTTAGACGGTGTAAAGATGTCAGTATTCCCACCAACAATTATGAATCCTAACGGAATTGTAGCTTCTAGCGTTAAATACAGCCCAGGAGCACGTTGGTTAGAGAATATGCCTAACTCAATTCGACCTTATAACACTAACCCACAAGGTCTATCTACCTTCCAATCAACCTATCAGTTCTTAATTGGCTCAATTCTTAACCAGAATGGTACTACAGACACTGCAGTAACAGCTGATAACTCCTCAGACCCAGGCTTTGGACGTACTCCACAGGCTCTACAGATGCAACAAGCCCGTGAAAACACCAGAGATAACTGGGATAGGTTTATGATGGAGCAAGCAGTTGAAGAATTGTATGACGGATTTATAAATCTAGTAGCTCAAAAACAACCTCAACCTATAGAATTAGACCTATTTGGTGAAGAAATAGAGCAGATTATGGAAATGCACGATGATGTAGAGAATATTCTTAAAGTTTCTGAATCTGGTCAGTATGCAAAACTAAATATCACTGAAAAAGAAGTAGGTAAAACCAAATATAAATATTATATTGACGCAAACTCTACTTCTCGTAAGGATGATGCAGCACAATCAGAAGCTCTTACCAACTTATTAGTAGCAGTATCTAAGATTCCAGGACTTAACCAGGAACTTGCTAAGAATGGTCAGAAATATAACGTAGGTGAGCATATGAAACGTATATTTGCTACATCAGGCGTAGAAGGTTACGACAAGATTCTTACAGATATGGATGAAAACGAAATGATGGAAGAGCAAATGAAGCAACAAGGTATGGGTGAAGTAGGTGCTGCAATGGCTAGTGAAGGAAATCTAAACCAACCACCACAACAACCAGGTGGTCCAGGTGGAGAAACACAAATGGCTTCTATGGCTGAACCACAAAGTCCAGAAGGTATGCAAATGGGTATGGAACAACCTACTATGGCAGCTCCAGAAGGAGTAAATCCTAACACTATACCTGCACAACCTAATATGGAAACAGGACAGATGGGATATATACCACAAAGTCTAAGAATTAACCCAGATATTCAAGACCCAGATATCCAAGCTATAGCAAATGATTTATTTAATGGAGGTATGTAATGAATACAGACGCAATAACTGAAGGTTTAGAAGTTAGTCTCCCAACCGATACTCCAGAAACTCAAGAAGCAGAACTAAAAGACAAACAAATAGCTAACTTAGCAGAACACCCAGGCTGGTTAGCAATACAAAAAGTAATGGAAGAAAAGATTGAATACTACAAAAAGATGAATGGTGTAGACACTTCACAACTATCTCTAGAAGAAATAGGGCAGAAGTACATTGTATCTAACCTAGTAGCTGATGAATTAAAAGGTATTCTAAATATAGTTACTCAAACAGCAGAACAAATAAATAATGCAACAAAATAATGACCCAATAGAAGAAATCAAGCCAGAGTCCATAGAGATATCTAATGAAGAAATAGATGATATGTGGGCTAAGGCTCGTGCTTCTATGCAAGGTCATAGTTGGATGCAGAGGGGGACAGAAGTCATTTGTGATAGCTGTCCTTTTACTCATTCGTTCTATTTAGCCCCTGGAAATATACTAAAAGGCATCGATGAAAATGGTATGCCTATTATTGACAAGGTACAGTATTAGCATTATAAATATATTAGAAATGGATTCGCTATCCTTTCCAAGGTGTCGCCAAGAACCGAGTCAGAACAGACTAAACGTGGGCTGTCATTAAATAGGGAGATGTTATGGAAGAAAATACCATACAACCAGTAGAAGAAACTACTGAGACAACCCCCAGTCTAGAACAAACAGAATCAACAGCAGAAGTTAATACTGTAGATACTGAAGTCGCTAGTGACGCAGGGGTGGAGGGTGCTACAGAATCAACTAACACTGATGAGGAAGCCAAACGTTCACCACGTCAGGAGAAACGTTTTGCAAAAATGTCTAACAAGATTAGAGAACTGTCTGAGCAAACTGCTCAACAAGATACTAATTACTTTGGTTCAGACGGAAACGCCTATCAAAATCCTTATCAACAGCCTTATCAGGATGTTAATCAAGGATTAGATTACAACCAAGAAGTTGCTAGACAAGCTGAAATGATTGCTGATTTAAAACTTCAACAGTTTGAACAAAAGCAACAGGTAAAGCAAATAGCAGACAACTTTGAACGAGATGTCGATGTTATAGAAAGAAAATATCAAGAGTTAAATGCTGACAGCGATAGCTATGATTCTGCATTAAGCAACAAGATTGCTTCTATGTATGAAAAACTCAGTGCAAAAAATCCTGATATTAGACTGAAGGATATTGTCGACGACGTTATGGAAGTTGCAACACGTCAATCTGCTAATGCCACAGCCAAAGTTTCAGCCAAGGTAGCTCAAACAGCTGCCGAAAGCACATTAAAACCAGATACTTCTGCACAAGGAAGTGATAGCAAAGACTTCTCTGACCTTTCTTTAAAAGAAATGGAAGAGCAGCTCGGATTCAATCAGTAGAAGTATCATAACTAAGGAGAAATTAAAATGGCTGCACAGACAACCACTGGTCTTTCAGCTGAGATTTCTACATATTACGAAAGAGTTTTCCTAGCTCGTGCTATGAAACGTCTTGTTCACGAGCAAGGTGCTCAGAAGAAGACTATGCCAGCTGGAGAAGGTAAAACTGTAAACTTTACACGTTACACCCCTCTTGCTTTGGCTACTGCTGCTCTTTCTGAAGGTAGTAATCCAAGTGAAACCGACCTAACTGCATCAACCGTATCAGCTACTGTTGCTGAACGAGGAAGCAGTGCTAAAATTGCTCGATTCTTGAGCACAACGTCAATCGACCGTAACAACAAAGAAAAAATTGAAGTATTCGGACAGAATATGGGTGAATCACTTGACACACTATGTCGTGACGAACTTGTTACTGGAGGAACTGCTCAGTTAGCTGGTGGCAAAGCAAACATCACTGCTGTTGCTGCTTCAGACGTACTTAGTGCTACTGAAATTAAGAAAGCCGTACGTTACCTAGAAGGTCAATCTGCTATGCGTTATGATGACGGATTCTTTATGGGTAAAATACAACCATTTACTTGGTATGACCTAGTAGGTGATTCTACTTGGGTTAACGCTAAAACTTACAGCGATGTAAAAGACCTATATATGGGCGAAGTAGGTGAACTATTTGGAGTACGTTTTGTACTTACAAACAATGGTCACACTGCATCTTCAACTGTTACTGTTTACTCTAACTTTATTCACGGTAAAGAAAGTTTTGGTGCTATTGATTTAGCTACCGACTCTCCAAAACTGTATATTAAGACTCCTGGTGCACAAGACACCAGCAACCCTGCTGATAGATATTCAACTATTGCTTGGGCTGGTAGCTATGTTGCTAAGGTTCTTAACGATAAGTGGATAGTAAATGTAAGAACTGGTGCAACTGCCTAGTTAATCTTTTACGAGAATCATTAAGACCCTTCGGGGTCTTTTTGATTTTATGTTATAATTGTGGTATGGATAGAACCCACGACATACAAATGATTGAATCTATGTTACGTAATCCAAACATAACTTCAGAACAAACTAAGAAGTTAAAACAACAACTAGATTATATAAAGAATGAATCTACTAAAATTAAATCTATGAGGGCTGCATTAATAAAGGCTCATCAAGAAGGAAACGTTGAGGAAATAAATGACATCCGAAACTTCACAGAGTCCCACAGAGAGTACCGCAACTCCTAGTGTATTTAGAGTAGCTAGTGAGCCAACTGAAACAGCCCCATTACCAGAAACTGATAGAAACCAACCTACGACCGCATACGAAACTGCTGACGGTCTTTTTATTGGTTATGAGTCAGATAATGGCGTTCCGTATATAGTTAATCATTACGGCATTAAAGAGACATTTCAAGCAGACCCAGAATCTTATGCAGAAGTAGCAGACATTACTAGATACTTACAAGATTTAGTTAATTCGGGACAATTAGATAATTCTACAAAAGCAGTTGCTGAAAAAATAAAACAATTAGAAAAACTATCTGGAGTAGATTCAACAGAACGTGTTAATATGAAATTAACTCGACTAGCAGAATATGCCAAGTTTGAGAATAGAGTTAATGATGCTAAACGCAATTCAATAAAGTGGAGTAGATAATGGCAGTCCCAGACAGACAACAAAAACCAGATATAGCTAGAAGCGAACAAGGAGTTCAGAACTGGAGTTTTGACGAAGTATATAAAGTTTTAGCTACTATTCCTGTTGGCGAATATAATAATGCTCTTTATAGATTACAGGTAGATTCATCTGGTGCTCTTAAAACAACTGGTGGTAGTTCATCTACAGAACCAGTAGACCTAGTTGCTCAAGATTTATTTGGTAGTGCTGTTAGTGGTTCACGTTATAACCAAGTAGAAATAGACTTTAGTACAACCGACCCAGATGCTGTTAGTGGTTTAACTGTTACTAAGACAGTAGGTGGTGATGCTAGTAACTCTAGTGGGCAAGCCCTATTCACTACAGGAACAAACACTAATAGTGGTATTAAGGCAGTTACTGATACTTCAGTTACTTACAGACCACACGCTGAAAGCTTTGTAGCATTCACAGCTATATTTACAGCAGGTATTGCAAGTTCTTATCAACGTATTGGATTGTATGATGATAACAATGGGTTCTTTATAGGCTATGAAGGTACATCATTTGGTGTAACTAAAAGAAGTGGAGCGGTAGATACAACTACTGCTAAAGCAAGTTTCAGTGAAGATACACTTAGTGGACAAACAGGCTCAGGTTATACCAGAAATGGTACACCAGAAGCTATCGACTTTACCAAAGACAACTTATTTAGAATTAGATTTGGGTGGTTAGGTGCTGCACCTATTTACTTTGAAGTATTCTCACCAGATGGTGAGTGGGTAGTATTCCACAAGATTAAACACCCTAATACTGTAGCAGTGCCTACAATACAAAACCCTAACTTGCCTATTACGCTAGATATTAAAAAAACTAGCGCAGGTGCTAGTATACTTTCAATTAATACAGCTTGTTGGGCAGCTGGTACTACCAGTAACTTCTTAAAGATGACCGATACTATTACTGACGATACCTTAGCTGGGCTTAGTAGGTCGGTAATTGCAGGTAGAGCAAGTTCAGGTGGTGGAACTTATTACAATGTAAAAGTAAATCCTAGTGGTTCATTAGAAACTAACGCAACAATCACCAATGTATATACCAAAGAAACTGGTTCATACTCAATCTGTAATAAAGAAGCAACAGCCACTTATAAGTATTTCGGTTTCCAAAGGTCGGATGGATACTGGTATATTATGAGAAAGACAATATCAACTAATGTATTTGAATATGCAGCTGGAACATCGGCTTATTCTACAGCCTGGACTAACCGAGCCAGTCAGACATATACAGATTACGCAACAGCATTTTAAGAAAGGAGCAATATGAAAGCAATAATAACATCAAAGTCAGAACTTACACTAAACCTTACACAGCAGTTTATATTTGATATTGTAGATGATGACCAAGCTATTCTTACAAGCCAAGTAGTAGAAGCTATACCTTCTCACGCAGAAGCTGAGATTAAGAACAGATTAGACGCATTTGCAGCAGAATATCAAGTATCACAAGATATTGAAATCGGAACGGAAATAGTCTAATGGCACTTAGAACTTTTGTATCTGCTGGAGTATTTGATACTCATGTCGGAACAGGTACTGTAACTACTACTTCTCAGAACATTACTGCAGCTGGTGTTACTAGCCCTGGATTTACCGCACCAAACTTAGTCAATGCGGCTACAGGTGCTTGGATATATATCTCAGCATTGCCTACGACTATTAACGTAATTGTTGAATTACAAGAATCTACTGTTACTAAAGCCAGTGCAACAATGAACAACGCAGATATCAAACTTGGCTGGAATTATGCTAGATTTGGAACACCATATACTTATGCAACTTTAACTGCGTCAGCTTACAGAATTAAAGTATATAGCTCAGGAAGTACATCAGGTTCAGTTCTTGGTTCAACTACAACAACTCTTTTGACAACTACAACCTATAACACAGCGTCAGCTTTAGCAGCCAACGATGATGTATGGGTAGCTGGCTTTCACAACTCAGGGCTTACAGCCAAACAACTTGTATTCTCTGGGGCTGTTGCTAGCGTTGTCGGCTCAGGTACAGATAAGACAATGCAAGATGGAACTGTAGTTACAATGGGAGCAGCTATAACTATTGGAACTGGTGGTGAAGTATCAGCAGACACTACAGTATCAACTTCTTTAACAGTTAGAGGTTCTATCATATGCTCTGGCACAGGAAGTTTTAACTGGTCTGGTAATGTATCAGATAAAACAAAAGTATCTACATTGACAATAGACTGCAACACAACTAATGGTGAGTTTGGTATTTTTACATCTGGAAGCAACAGGGGCGGTCAGCTTACATTTACAGGAGCAGATTATGTAGTTTCAACTAAATACGCTTCTGGCGTAGGTACAGCTGCAAACCCACTAATTGTATCAACAGGCTGGGACGCTGATGTCGGTGATGAAATAGTAATCGGTACTTCAACCGCATACAACCAAAACGAAATAAGATATGTAAAAACTAGAAACTCATCTACATCATTTGTATTAAGCAGTACACCTGGAGGTGCAGAAGCCGCTCTAACCTACACACACGCCGCTGGGGTACATATGGCTAACTTAACTAGAAACTGCATCGTAAAGCCTCTTACAACGACCAGAGGATATAAAGTATATTCACAAAGCACTTTATTAACATCAGACTTTGGACTTACACGCTGGGAACACTCTAGTGCAGCTTCAGCACACGGACT